TGTTGTTATAATTTTTTGCCATTAGCAATCGTTGCAGTTTCTATAAATGTTTCCTTGGTACTTCTCTTCAAATGTTCTTTTATGTTTATAATCGTAACAATCATCTAAAAATATAGAGCTTGTATAAGCATCATTGTCCGGTAGTATTGTTTCAATCGTGCTTCCTGGATTAATATACAAAGGTAAATTACCTATTGATGCTTGGTATTTTAAATAATTGATTAATCTCTCTTTATAGAACTCTGCTCTTGTTTTGTACCTTGCTGAAATATCTAACAAATCTTGCATTGATGGTTGATTTGTATTCTCTCCAGTTTTTTGTACCACACCTTTAGTATAGAATTGATAATTTAACTCTACACTCAACTCACTTAACACATAATAAACCAAAGTATCTGCAATATAGTCATTGATTAAAGTAACCTCTGCCGGAGTTAAGTTATTAGCTTGAATACCGGTAAGAATGCGATTATAAAGAGCAGTTCCAAGAGCCGGATGTATATACATATCTTGGCTCGTTTTGATTTCTGGGTAAAGAAGTTTCTCATCTACGTTACCAGCTAAACCACTACGCTCTTTAATTGAATTAGGACTAATTATAAGTATGTTCTTGCTCATTTTTATTTGTTTTTACGCATTACGATATTGCTTTTCCATTCGTGTCGGCAGCTTGGAGAATGTTCTCCACTTGGCATAGTCCACCAACCACCTTTTCTGTCCCATACTGAATAACCTAATCTTGCACTAATTTGCTCAATATCACTTCTTGAATAGAATTTATCTAAAGACATTAATCGTTTGCAAAACTCTCTGCTTGGATGTGCAGCAGTATTTCTCTCTCCAGCCGGTACTATATCTTTCCACTCATAAGAGTATCTAATCATAAAAGATTTTGTTTCTGGCTCTATTTTAGTCAATTCGCTTAAAGGAGCAGTTAATTCATGTATAATTACACCTTTCTCTGTTCCTTGAGCTAAACTTCCACTTTTAATTAAGTCCTCAATGTTTCTATTTACAACATCAACATCAATTTTTAAAGTATCTGCAATTACTTCCGGAGTTATTCTTTTATCCTTGCTTATTAAGTCAAGTATATCAGCTTTAGTTTGGTTTATAGTTGCAAATAATTCGTAATCGGTATATTCATCAAATCTTGATTTCTTTTTAAATACTTGGAAGTTCTCACTTGCTTCGCCAAACTCCTCAAATATAAACTCATCACTCATTTGTTGTGGTTGTGTTTGATATTGACTCATATCAATACCTAACTTTTCTAATATCCACTCTTTAGGTGCTACTGCAGCTATTGTTTGTTCCCCAAATTCAATACCTATTGGCTCAACTGCTATTAAGTACATTGGCTCTTTTACACCTCTGTAACTGCCTATCATATTAATAACTGCCTCAATTTGTCTTTGCTTGTAATTGATATAAGTATTTTTAAATATCTCATATCCATCACGCATCTCTTGTCTGCTTCCTAATTTACCAGGCTCAGCAATACCAAATAAAGCCGGAGTAGTAATTTGATGAGCTACATAAATGTTTGTTCTAATCAACTCATCTACATGACCGAAATCTTCTTTAGTTAAATCACTTGCACCCAAGTCATCTATTATAGGCTTTCTTCCACTATCATTAACAAATGACAAAAGGAATTTCTTGCCATCACTACCAGTAAACTTATTCTCAAACTTACGTTCAATAATTCTTTTCTCTTCTGGATTAGGCTCTCCGTTTGGCAAAGTAATTAACTTGCTCGGAGTAAATCCAGTTTGTGCATTGCCTAAAACGTGCTTACTTACCTCAATATCACTCTCAATATAATTCAAACCACCGAAATAAGATGGCAAAGGATAAATACTAATACCGGCTCTATATTCTTTTACAAATAAGATTTGGCTTCCTTTAGGGAAGTTAGGATTGAATGCCGGATAAACTTTAACCTCTTCGTGTCTGTCTTTCCAATTGTCTTTAATCCAAAACTCTGTGTTGTCTTTGTTAGTTCTAACTTTAGAATAATCTACATGATAAATATCCGAGATCATTCCATTCATTGACCAAATAACTTGAAGATAAAAGCCACCAAAAAGCTCATTATCAGTTACTATCTTTTTAGTTACTTCCTCAAGTGTTTCTACTTGGTTTGCATGTTTAATAAAAAGCTCTCCGTAAACATCTCCAGCTTTCCAGCCATTGCCACAGATATAATTTATCTTGCCTTTTATTAATGCTTGGTGCTTTGCAGATTTCTTATAAAGCTCTAATAAGTATTCTGGATAGTCGTTTAAATGACCATACTCATAGTAACCTATTCCCTTTTTCTCTTTATAGTCCGGTTGTCTTGCCTCTGCAAATGTTAATATACTGAAATTATCCATAAACTACATATGTATTTAATGTTTCGTTAGTTGTAAATACTGTATCATTGTCAATTACCCTTACTAAACCAACTTCCAATTCTTGACCGGTTGTAGCTACACCAGAATTTGAGCCAAATACTAAATAATTCCATTGCCCAATTGTTAAAGCATTGAAAAAAGCATAAGGGAATTCATTGTATCTATTAGGATAAGGACTTAAATCGGTGCTTCTCAATTTTACTACAGTTATTACTTGCTTCGTAACCACATTAGTAAACTGAAAATACCAATAAGCCCATGCACTCGTTTCTTTCTCATTTAGAGTGAAGATAAAATTAGTAGGATTGTCAAGATTAAGTACCATTCTATTAGTAAATAGGCAAACCTCTAAAAATACAAAAAGGAGTGGTAAAAACCACCCCTCTTTTATATACAACTACGAACAACCTTTAGTTTGTAATAGCATTGATTGCAGCAGCAGATACAGACCACATAGGATCAGCTTCCATCGCTTGGAATGTTAAAGTATAGCCATTTCTATCTCCAGAAGCAGTACCAGTTGCAGAATTACCAGAAGTAATATCAGCACCATTTTTAGCACCTACTAACCAGAAAGAGCCATTCATATCTTCAACGATTGCCATCAATCTATTTTTAGCAAGTAACAAGATTTCGTTTCTTGTTGCAGCTGCTAATTTATTAAGAATTACAGTTAATTCTTGTTGGTAGAATATAGTACCATTTTGAACGTTAGCAGTAATTGTTTCAGTGAAAGATGATGTTTCACGAACTTGAGCGTATTTCCAGAACTTTTTACCAGCAGCCATAGTTAAAGTAGCAACACCAGCAGCATAAGCAATAGAAGCAACATTATCAAATTCAACAAATCTAACTGACTTTACACCACCTAACGACTCTTTACAGTCCAATACAAAACCTTGAGTTAAAGCACAAGCCATGATTATTTAATTTAAAAATTTAGAAGAAAAGTGGGAGTATTTAAACCCCCACTATAATATTATACTAATACGAAAGCAACCACTTGAGTACCGAACGCATAGTTCACACCCATTTTGAATTCACTTACGAAACGAACTTCATCAGCTTCTTTAGCATAGAAGATTTCAAATTTCTCTTCTTCGTTCAATAAGTCAGTACCTAAAAATAAGTTCTCTAAATTAGTAGAGTAGATTTTAGAAGTACCATTTAAACCTGGAGTAGCGATTACTTCAATCGGAGTACCTGGTAAGAAGAATGAGCTATCAGCTTTTACATCTACTGCATAGTTAAACATATTAGCATTTTTCAATGCAACTGTATAAGTACGGAATACATCTTGACCACAGAAGATTTTAGTGCTATCTTTAGCAACGATTTCAGCCGGTAAAGCTCTGTAAACTGCATCAAAAATAGCAACTACGTTAGAAGTAGTAATACCTACTGCAGTAGTGATAGCAGCTGGTAAATAAGTAGTAGTGTTAGCTAAAACAACAGTACCATCAGCAGCAGCTAATTTAGCAATACCATCAAATTTGTTTAAGTTAGCAGTACCAGAAGCAGTATCTCCTTGCCAGATAGCAGTTTCTAATTGAGCAGCAATTTTAGCAGCTTTTAAATTAGAATAATCTTCAGCATAAACCATTTCAGTATACATTGATCCAGCCGGTAATGCTTTTTGAAGATATTTAGTTTCTAAAGATTTGATACAAAGTGACTCGTTAACTTTGATTTTACCAATAGTTACAGTTCTTTGAGTAAAAGTAGTAGTACCAGAAGCATTGAAGCCACAAGTTCCACCAGCTTGGAATACTGCATCAGTATCCATGATGTTGATTTTTTCAGCAGATTTTACACCTACCATTACGTTACCTTGATTTTTAATCAAAGTAGCAGTTTTTGCACCTAATACGGCAGCAGACACTAACAAATCTTGATTTTCTGTAGTGTAGTTTGATAAAGCACTTACGTTAAACGCCATTTTTCTTAATTTTAAATTGTTATTTGATTATTTTACTTTTTTAGCCATTTCTAAAAATCGGCTGATTTTTTCGTTTTTCTTTTCAATTTTTTGAAAGCTACTTGGAGCATCAATAGGATCAGCAGTTGCAGTATTAGCTAAACCCTCAATTGCAGAAGCTAAATCTTTAATAGCTGCTTCAAATTTAGAGTACATTGCTAAAGCATTTTCCTCTTGGCTTACCAATTTTGCAGATTGCTCTTCAAATTGACCTTTAGTAGCTGCTAATTCTTCTTCAAGTTTAGCAATCTTGTCTTTTAATTCTTGCTCGGCATCTACTTCCGGCATTTCTTCTTCCACCTCTGGAGTTTTAATTTCAACAATCACTCCGTTCTCATCTACAACGATTACAGATTTGTCTGCTAAAATATGCTCTCCCATTGGTGCTAAAGTTCCATCAGCTAAAGTAACAACACCACCCACTTCATATTTATCTACGTTGATTGTAGTACCATTTTCTAATGTGTACTCTACAAATTCAACTTGACTTTCTGCAGCAGCTGGAGCTTCGTTAAATAACTCCTTCACTTTGTTTACGAAATCAATTGGACTCATGTTTTATTTTATTTTAATTAGTGAACAATAATATTAGTGCAACTTAACTTGGTCAAGCAAGTTTTTAATTTGAGATTTTATTTGCTCGGCTTTCATCTCTTCCGGTCTTTTATACTTAAATAAACCCTCAACCGAGAAGCCTTTGAAATCTCCGTTCTTAATAGATGCCCATACTTCTGGATTATCTACTTTAAAACTACCAAACCAACTACCCTCTGGTGCATCTTCAAAACCGACCATTGGTTGTATGCCTCTTTTCTTTGAAGTAATAAAGCTCTCAAATAAAGTAACGCCATCAACGATTTGCATTGGATCGTGCATTAAGTTTACATTAGCTTGATATCCCTTTTGGAAGTATTTTTGTACTATCTTTTGAATAGTAGCAGCATTGAATACAACATAATACTCTCCATTTGCATCAAATCTATATATTGGAGTATCGCTTAACATTAAAGGACCAGAAACGATTTGCTCATCTTCATTGATTGAGAATTTCATTTTTTGAACACTTGTTAGTTTATTCTCTGCCCAAGTTAAAGCAGCTTCGCCACCCCAAGCATCGTACATTAATTTACCACACCCATCTTCGTAGCTTTTAGAGCTTTCTAAATCTATTTTGTGTCTGCTTAAATAGGAGTACATTCTTTGGATAGTATCTAAACTGATTGGCTCTCCACTTGCTAATTGATTTGCTCTTGTTTTCCCTACTTGAGTGCCACAAGTACCCCAACCATTTTCATCTGCCCAATCTAAAGCCTTTTGAGCAGTATTTTTTACACTCTCCGGATAGTCGCTAAATGAGTCAGCAAACTTTAAGAAATTCTTTTGAATTGCAGGTTTATCAACGAGTGCGATGAAGTCCACCTCACTGTCATCGTAGAAGTCGGAGCTGATATCCAGGTAATAGAATGGAATGTTTGAGTCATATTTCATATTAATAAATAGTTTAAATGTTATTTAAAGCGACTTGAATTAAGTATTCTTGTTACTCTATTTTGTGAATTTGTTACATCGCTCTCTAAAACGTATGCTTTTATAGCTTGGTTTCCGAGTGCATTAATTGTGCCTTGATTTAATTGAGTTACTGTATTTTGCATAGGAGCTGGACTTACCGGAGCACCAGAGCCAAAACTACCACTTGGCATACTTACTCCACCGGTATTCCCTCCAGGAGTTTGAACTGACATGATTTTTTGTACTGATTTATAACCAGCTGCCAAAGATATACCAGCGTTAATAGGTGCTAATACTGGACCAACAATTGGAATACCTATTGTGCTTTCATAAGCCTTTTGAGCTGATAAAATAGCCGAGATAATTGCACTTGAAATAGCCAATGCTTTTTGAGCTGCACTTCCCTCTTCTGCTAATTGACTTGCCCTATCTAAACTACTTGCTACTGCAGTTAAAGCCTCTAATCTTGCTTCCTTTTCTTTTTTTATTAGCTCTTCTCTAAATTTAACAATTTGTATTTCTGCTTTAAGCCTTTCAGTACTTAAAAAAGCATCATCAGCAGCTTGTTGTTCTTTAGCTTCTTTGTTTAATTGAGTTTCTTCTTTTAATTGATTGTCAAATTCAACTAATTGATCTTCATCTCTTTTCTTATTAAGCAATTTGAAATCTTCAAATAACTTGTCTTTAGCCTCTTGGTGCTCTTTTTCTTTTTTGAGCTCTTCATCTCTTTTTTCTTTATCCTTTTTAGCCTTTTCTTCTCTTTCTTTTCTATCTGCTGCTATTCTTTCATTCCTTGCTACTATGCCATCAGCATTTGATTTAGCAATATCGTTAGATGCTTCTTTTGCTGCTTGTGTATCTATTTTTTTAACCTCATTATAATATCTAATTTGAGCTTCGGTTTTTCTTCTTCTATAACTTTGTTCAATATTAAATATCTCTTGCTCACTTGCCCCTTTTGCTTTTGCTTTAGATACATCAATTCTCATTTGATTGTCTAAAGATTTCAATAGCTCATCTAATTCAAATTTAGCACCATCTTTAATGGTTTTATTGAATTCTTTTTGTTTATTAGCTGCTTCTTGTGCTGCATCAGATAATTTATCAAATGCAGTAACTGCTTGACCTAAAGCAACCACAAGTAAGCCTATACCGGTTGCAGCAATTGCTCCTTTAAGAACATTAAAAGCCACACTCGTAGTTTCTACCTCAACACCAAACAACTTCATTGTTAGTGCTGCTGCTTTTGTAGCTATTTCATTTGCCTTAATTACAACTGTACTATTTTGAATTACAGATATTAAGTTTTTAAAGCCTTGAATACCAGTATCTAAAAAGGTATTTAATCCTTCACTTAAAGCTAAAGCACCTTGAACTTTAACTAAAGTTTTCTGCAAATCTTCACTCTCAACCCCAAAAACTGCCATAGCTCCTTGTACTGCTGCAAACCCACCGGCAACACCTTGCAAAGATTGACTAAATGCTCTAAATTTAGCATCTGGATTAAAAGCATCTGCCATTGATTTAGCATCTCCTATTCTATCTCTTAATTCTGCTACTCGTTTAGCTGCATTAACTGCTTCTTGTGAGCCTTCGCCAAATTTATCGGCTAACATTACTAACTCATTTGTAGCATCCCTTAATTGCTTTTTAATACTACCAACCGACTCAACTGCTTGAGCCGAGTCAATTACTATCTTTGTGCCTACTATATTATCTGCCATTTTAATAAATTGTGTCTATTACTTTTAATAATTCTACTTTCGTAGGTTTCTCGCTTAATGGATCATAACCCTCAACTTTGTTTATTCTCCACATCGTTCCATCTATAAGTATGTTTTTTGCAAAATCTAATGTTCTTATATCCATGCTCGTTAAATGAAATTGAGCAGTCAAGATTGTACTATTAGGATTTGTTATCTCTGCAAAGTACTGACTCCAGAATGAATTGAATAACCCATAATTAACTGTAGTTCCGGTAATCGTGTAGTAAATCTCTTTTGGAGATGCCCAACCTAAAGATTGAAAGTAAGTGCCATTATCTGGAACAGTTGGATGCTCCCACATACCAGCATAAGGGAATTGAGTAATATTTACATGATAGTTACCACCTCCAGTATTTTTAATATCCCAATGAGATACAGTCAGCATTTTGGTTTGTAGAATACGAATGTTACTTGAAGTAATACTTTCATCTGCAAAGTTACCCTCTTTATATAAAGCTGGAACTATCTTATCTTGACCATTTGGAGCATAATTAATAGTAGATGCAAATATAACCTCTAAATCATCTTTGTCTTTAGCATACTCGTATTCGCTATCATAACTATAATCCATATAACCTTCGTTATATTTCTCTTTATAGGTTTTATTCCAATAGGCATCATCATTCTTATATTTGAAATTAAATACACGAGCATTTAATTCTCCCATAGGTTTTAACCTAATCTCTTGACTTCTATCAAGTTTATCGCTCCAATCTAAACTTTCATTTAAGTAAAAATCTATATAAGGAGTGATTATCAGCTTTTTAGCTATATTCTTATCCTCAACAACATAAAGATTAAACATTTTAAGGATTGAAGTAAAGAAGTCCGTTATTTTAATGTTTTTAGGTACGCAATAGCTCATTTGTAAAGTGTCCCCTATCACCGCTTGAGTTGCCACCTTAACTGGAGTATCTACAAACCAAGCAGAGCCGGTAGAAGTTATTTTTACCAATGAAGCTAAAGGATATGGAGTATAATCTAAAACTATTTTATAAATATCGTTTGTTACAAGATTTATATTTGTAGTTAAGAATTTTGAATAGTTTACACTAAATCCTTGCGTACCACCTGGAGTATTTGTGTCAAAATTATCTAATACTTGTAAAAATGCACCATTCTTCCATAGCTGAACTGAAAAGTAACCACCAGCATTAACTGCTAAATTAAGATATATTGTAAATTTAGTATTATTTACTGTCGCTGCCCCAGTATATTGGTATTGCCCACTTCCTATACTTGCAAAGTTTCTAAATGATCCAGAATACCAAAGTATCGTATAAGGATTTGATAAAGGAGAAAAGTTAAATGTATAAGTTGTATTTAAGTTTAATAAATTAGATGTAAGTATCTTTAATCTATCATCGTTATTAGGTACTATTAGCCTTTTAAAAAATGCAGTATCAAAGAAAGCACAATCATATGTATATCCACTTAAATTGAATATCCTTTGTATGTATTCCCTTACATAAACTGCCGGTCTTAATGCCTGTTCGTAAAAA